CATCCATTATCTGCAATGCAGTTACTGCTGGATCATCATCTGCTAAGGTAATTGTTTGTGTTCCTGCATCTCTATTGCCACCGTTTACATTTGTTGCAGTACCGGCAACTGAAGATAGATCTGTATTCATTGCATTTGTTGCAGCAGTAACACTAATACCAGTAACACCATCTGTAAGCCTTGCAAATAAAGGATTAGTCAAACTTATATCAGAACCGAGAACAGAAGAAATATCAATATATTGCGAACCTTTTGAATTCACTTGGATTGGGGTATAGTCACCAGTTGCGTTGACCAATGATGTGAGAGTTGTAGCCATAACAGCCAATTGCATAAAACCAAAATCACCAGTAACATGAGCAGTATCTTCTGCATACCCTATTAATCCACCAGGCATTGTAAGAACATCAACTTGAACATGTCCAGACGCATCTATTAAAGCAGGACCTGCAGTGTCTAAATTAGCTATGTTTGTGGCGAATACACTGATATTATCTATTGTAAGGCTTGTAACTGTTAATTCAGTATCTACCATCAGTTTACCATCAGAGGTAAAATGACAAACTGCAGCATCATTGTTTCCATAAGTGGGAATAGTTGCAGAATTTCTACAAACACCACCCATCAAGGTAATAACGGGAGTTGTATAATCAGGAATATATTTTATCGTTGCATCTTCAAATTGCTTTACAAACCATTTTTTATCAGATAATGATGGACCAGTTGCCATAATTTACACCTCTTTTTAATTTATCTAAAGCGGGTAGTCGGAGGTGACACCTCGCCTATGAATATGATACTAGCAGATTCTGCTAGTAGTTTCCTTGTGCTTGATATACTCCACTATCCAATGAATTTGTTACTACCGCGAATGATGTGGCTGCAAGTGGCCATGTCGTATTGGTGATAACATGCTGATTTGCAACTACTGCTGCAGATGTAGCCTGAATCCATGCGAAGTCAATTGATTTTAGACCAGTGGTTATATCTCCGCCAGTTCCTCCTCCTGTATTTGTATAAACTCCCCATATTATTACTTTATCTCCAAAGACAGTTTTTCCTTTTTCATCATAATCAAACGCCATCAGTATCAACCTCTCTTCTTCTTCTCCTTCTTGTTATATTAGGAACTTCCTCTGTAGTTACAGAAACTACTTCTTTAAGTTCTTTAGAACTTTCTTCTTTTACAGGTTGAACTGGAACAGGCTCTTCTTTCTTTTCATTTGGATTCTTTACAGTTTCTATTATTTGGAATCCTTGTAATACAAAGAAATTCCTATCAGTATCGTCACATTGTAGATATTCGACATTTCTAAAATCGAAATATTTACCGCTTGTAGTAGCTCTTACCAGTTCTTTTACTTTTCTTTTAACCCATTTCATCAGTTCACCCAATCATCTTACTATAAAATATAAAAAGAGAAAGAAATAGATAACTCTATTTCAAGTCTCTAAGGCTTCCTTGTCCAGCTAAGTATCTACAGTAAAGTTCACCAACTGTACTATAGTTTCCTTCAACTGCAAAAGCACCAACTTTTTGGAAGTCTGCTGATTCTATATTCATTGTTGGTCTAAGTAACCTGAATCCCATTCTTGGTTCTGGGGCTCCTTCTGGGTTAGTTGTATCCAACATATAGAATCTGCTTATAGTATCCTTTTGAGTTCTGTTATTTGCAAAGATTGGAACACCGTCAAAACTCAATGCTGAAACTGCTCCTACTTCACCTGGCATACCTGGATTGATACCATTTATACCTACATTGACGATTTTTTCAACAAATCGCTGTTTGGTATCAAGCAAGTTTACCAATGCTTCATATGAATCCCATCCAGTAAGCATAACATTTGTATGTCCACCAGCTGCACGACAATCATATAGAACTCCTCGGATTAAACTTTCAGATAAGTCTCTATCAGTTGTTGAATTATGCCCAACTTGTGCATCTGCCCAAGAGTTTGCTGATCTATCAATTCCATTTATATCCTCATCACCAGCAGTCCAACTCAATGCAGCTGCTGCAGCAGATGATATTGTTACACGGTCAAAAGATTCAAAATTATAAGCTGCTAAAGTATCTCCATCTGTGTTAAGCGATGCCTCAATACCTTCAACGTGATAAGATGCATATTTAAGTCTTATTTCATTTGGATCTTCCTGATCATCTTTACCATTTCTAAGAGTTAATATTTCTGAAAGTCTATAAGTAATCTGTTGGGTCTTGTCTCCCACAGTTACAGTTGCACGAGTATCATCACTTGCAGCTGATAGACTCCCACCTTCTGCTACTCCACCTTGTAATGATGACGGTCTAGCTGTAGTTGCTCTATATCCCTTCTGTCTACTTGGGAATTTAGGCAAAATACCAAACGAGTTTGTTTCTTGGTTCAGTTGTGAAAATGCAATTGGACCAAAGTTCGTTGTGAATATACCTGTGGTTGAAGTTGTAAGAGCCTTTTTAATCTGCTCGTCATTCATTAATCTACCTGGATCATAGTATGCATTAAGCATATCATCAATTGTTCTAAATTGCGTCACCATTTATTACACCTCTTTTACTCCATAAACACTCATTATCGATTTTCTATCGTTCCAATTTACTTTTGTTTTTTCAACAGCTATCCCATTACTAGCTTCAACAGTTGGAATTGGACTTGTTGCTTTTTCTACTTTAACAGATTTACCAACTTCTTCTGGTTTCTTTTCCTCTGGTTTCACTTCCTCTGGCTTTTCTTCTTTAGCCATAGCAAGTGGAGCTATAGGAACAGGTTTCAAAAGAGCAATAATCTCTGCCAAAGAACTTTCCATTCTGGCCATCCTTTCCTCCATACCCGGACCGCCAGTTTCTGGAGGTGTAGGTTCTACCGGAGTCTCAGGAACCTCCTCTTTTTTAGGTTCAACTGGGACTTCTTCGACAGGAGGCTTTTCAGGAATATCAGCCTTTACAGTTTCTTTTTTACTTTCTGTCATTTTATCACCATTATAATCATTTTCTGTAGCAGTTTCCAAAACGTCAGTTTTGTTTATAATGCTACCGTTATTATCTTGTTTTTGTTTAGGTCCAAAGTCCTTTTCGACTTTCTCAACCTGTAACTTAATTGCTGCACAATATGCTTTTGGATCTTCTTTATCACTATTTTGGGCTACACATGCATCAAAGTTTTCATATCCTGCAAATGGCTTGCTTATCTCAGTAGATTTGGCCATATTATTAATTGAAACAATAGTTGCCTCTTGACATGCCGGATTTCTTGTAAGGCTAACTTCCCAGATACGCGCATCTTTTAAAACTTTATTCATATCCCTTTCTGCTTCTCCACCAATACTAAGTCCTTTTATAACTTCATTTTTGAGGTCTTCCCAGGCCTGATCTTCTATCTTTGTGTCTTTGAAGATTTTGGCATCAAGTAAAACTCCAGTAGTACCATCCTTTCTTTTTGCAGTTTTTGCACTTAGGATTTTACCGACTACTTTATTTGTATGTTCCATAATAATCGGGGGGCTCCGATCCATGAATATTGGAAGATAGGGTTCAAGGGATTCTATATCAACCATTTCACCATCAAGATCCCTAACATTTACAGTTGCCCACGCTGTGAATAGTCTCCTGTCTGGATCTATAACTTTCATACTTCCATACTTCTTAACTTCTGTATCTGTTATCATATTTTCACCTTAAATATCTTTGAATTATTTTAGGATTATTTTTTACCATTGAAATAGCATCACGAACAAATGGAGTGGGGGGAGTGCCAACTCTTTCTATTTTGCGTACAATACGTGAGGCTATGTGGGCAGCTTCTTTATCGTTGGACACTCCTAATTTTCTTTTAACCCACCCCAATATTTTATGGAAGCCTACTGTGTGCGGGGGGGAACCGAACTCCACAGCAGTTGCATAAGGCGCAGCATAAACTATTTTACGTCCTTTCATACTTCTTTCTATATTCCCAGACCTCAGAAGAAATCCAGTATCTACCTTATCAAACTCAATAAGATTTTCTTGCGATTGGGTAAATATAGCATCAGCTACTGCATCGAGTATCCTCGATCTAAGTTCTTTTTCACCTTTGGCAGTAAGTTTAATCTGATATTCCACAATAGAAAACTTAATTCATGGTTTAAAATGCTACCGTTATCTTGTTCTTACAAAGATATGTCTACAATTCCAATGTGGGCTATATGGAGAACTAGAATCATAAAATTGAGGATCTGCTTCTTGTTTTATTATTTCCTGTAATCTCTCAAGAGATACCCCATTCTTTGTTCTGTTCTTTATCCTCTCACATATTGGAGTTGTTCTTCTATCAGTTGGACCAATCCACTTAAAATCAGCAGTTTCTAAATCTAAGATCTTCTTATAACTATTTTCACGAGCCAGTGTCTGTACTCTCTGAGATTCGGTAAGTGCAATAGTATGTGCTCGACTTTCGGTTATATCAACTACTTCAACAAGTTTATTTCTAATCTCATCTAAACTTCTGCTTTGAATAAGGCCCGTCTGTATTACTTCCTGAATCTTGCGTGAGGTTACTGAATCAATATCATTAAGTGCTTTCCCAAGTTTTTTATTATTCACTATTGTTTCTAAGATATTCTTGTCCGATTGTCCAAAACTAACACCTATATTGAGGTCTTTACCTATTTGCTTGATTTCCTTACGATAAAGATCTTCTAGTTTCTTCTCTAACTTTCTTCTTAGATTGCCTGATGATAGTATAGAAACACGAGAGCTGATTTCCATTAAATTTTCGTTTGTAAGTTTCTTAGGAATAAGTTTTTCTATTTCTTGGGTGAGTGCTCTTTCAACTTCTTTCTCGTTAATTTCATCTTTTTTTTTATAGTTTTAGATGTAGACTTAGCATTAAACGGTTCACCACTAGAACCCATTTGTTGTGGCTTGACAGAGTTTAAACCTAACAGATTTTGTCCTAATCCTCCGCCAAATCCAATATTACTAAAGTCATTCTGTAATTTTGTACTCTCATCATATACATAATTAAACTCCCCTTCAGGAGATAATTCTGCCTTATATCCAAGTTGCTTGTATGCAAGAGCATTCTGTAGTTTTTGGTTTTCAATCATTAATTCATTCATCTCATCTCTTTCTTCCGATGGGATTAATTGTATTTTCCATCCAGCAGAACCCAATTGAAATGAGAGTTCTTGGAGTAATGCATTATGAATAGATTGTGATCTTTCAATAGCTCGGTTTGTTACTACTACCTGAAGACGTTCATTATTTAAACCACCTGATGCAGAAGTATCGCCCATAAATAATGGCTGTACGCCAAAGAACGCACCAATGGCTTTTCTAAATTCATCTCTATGCTCAACAAATTGCAATTCTTGGAAACTGCGCATAAAATCTATAAACTCTATTGCATTTCCCTTTATGTTTTCTTTAGATTCTATACCTAAAGGAAAAATCTGATGTGGGAACTTAATGGTTTCTGCTAACATCCTTTGCCATTGCTTTATAAAACTCTCAATACTGGATGTTTTTACAGCCAATATGCCTCTGGGTGGTTTTTGCTGGGTGAAGGAGGACATTGTATAATCATCTTCAGCAATCAAGGTATTAATTTTTCTATAAAGAGAATATACTGGGGGAAGTCCATAATGCATGGTTGAAGTAAATTTTGTTTTATGGAATACTTCACCTTCTATAAAATAGATTAATGATTCATTACCATAAACAACTGCCGAAACTTGAGCATAATGAGCTGGATAAACAACCCTCCCACATTCTGCACATGGGGTATTTGTAAAATAAACTTTATTTCTATGAAATGGACAAGTATAAGCCTTTTTATTTCCCAAATAACCAAGACGACCATGAGCATCTACAAGTTTCCGCATGTTAATTGGATCACCACGATAGACACCATTTATCTCAGCCGAGATAATCTTCCTATCTGTGATGTTATACGTCTTGTTTATAACCATAAAACAGTTATCGAAAATGTTAAGATCGTCCTCTAGAGTTTCAAAAACCTCTGATAGATTTTGCATTGGATTGGCTTTACGAATAACCTGTTCTAGTTTCTCTTTTACAATAATTGAAGGAGTGAAACATGAACCACCACAGAAATCACATTTATCATCTTCATAATCATAGGTAGCACCGCATTCTTCACACTTACAGGTATATTGTTGTAGGATCTCAAAACCTTGCCTAAATGTTTCTTGTTTCAAGGCATTCATGATTGTTCGATAAACATCTGAAGCATAACACATATCTTTTATTGCTGGGGGAAGTATGAATTGGGATGGAGCTGTATAAACCCCTTCATAAGAATTAATATCTGATTGGGTTGGTATACCTAATGGCATATTCCAATAATCCTCAAAAATACTTTTTTTAACTTCTGCTTGTTTTGGAGTTTCTTTAGGGGTATTAGATGAATAAAAGAATCTTCCAAGTATATTATTGATCAAACCCATCAAACCACTCATCTAATTTTTCTTTGCCCTTTAGATATTTGCATTATACATTTCCTACATGCATGACTATTAATTTTTTTCATTAAACCATCATGATTCCCGCAATAAAAGCAGGGTCTATGCGTAATTGCAGATGATGTATTAAAACCCACTTCTGCTCTTAGTTCCCACGCGCGAGTGAGACACCTTTCACATACATAAATTGATATGGGATAGGTGAAGTCATAATTCTCACACAGAGCACAACGACGTGCTTTTGCTTTGACATGTATTGTTTTACCATCTGCTTCATTTTCTTTTATTACACGTTTCCATGAATCTGGAATACGGGTTTCACTTTCATCCTGGCTTCTACTTTTTGGTCTTAACCAACCCATAACCTCACTCCATTTAAAATGCTACCGTTCTTTTAATATTTTTTCAATTGCAGTGCCCATGATACTATTTTTGAAGAAAGAACTTACCTCCTCTGGAATTTGTATGCTTTGAATATCTAACCCATTCAATCTGTGCATTTTCTCGTTATGTCTCTCTACACCATCAACCTTTTGCTCTATATCTAAGATCCTTCCCTCTTCAACCCAGAGCATCGGTATTCTAATGACGTTATTATATTGATCTAGAACCTCAATATTTTGCACAACATTACCGCCTTGTTTTATGATTGCTAACATAGTCAGGAATTCTGTTGTTATCTTCTCTTGATTAATAGTCCAGCCCATATTCATGCGAAGATTGTTGATCT